TGCTCGCATTGCTGGCATTACTGCCCTGACTGAAAAGCACGGCATGGCTGATCTGGGCCGTCAACTGATTGACGGTGGCCGCAGCCTGGATGAAGCTCGCGCTGCTGTCCTTGACAAGCTGGACATTCAGCCCGTTGAGGCTGTCGCTCCGGTTGACATGGCTCCTGCTGAGCGTGCCAACTACAGCATCACTGCTGGTATCCGTGCCATGCTGACTGGCGATTGGAGCAGCAGCGAAGCTGGTCTGGTGCGTGATCTCTCCCGCGAGGTTGAGAAGTCTGGCGTTTCCAAGACCACTGAACGGAGCTTCTTTGTTCCCTTCTCTGCTCTGAGTCAGCGTGCCACCTATGTGACTTCTGGCGCCACCACTGGCGGCAACTTGGTTGCTACCGATCTGCTGGCCGATGACTTTATTGAGTTCCTGCGGAACAACGCTGTGATGCTGCAGCTGGGCGTGCGCACCATGCCTGGCCTGGTCGGCAACGTGGCGATCCCCCGCCGCTCCGGTGTGGCTTCCACCTATTACCTGAGCACCCAGACCACCGCCATCACCCAGTCGGAGAGCACCTTCGACCAGGTGACAATGTCGCCAAAAAATCTGGCAGCCCTGTCGAAATACTCCAGGCAGACCCTGCTGCAGGGAACCCCTGGCATCGAGGAGCTGGTGCGTCGTGACCTGACCGATGGCATCAACCTTGCCATTGACCTCGGCATCCTGAACGGCTCTGGCTCCAGCGGTCAGCCCACCGGCATCATGCAAACCTCCGGCATTGGCTCGGTGGCCATGGGCACCAACGGTGGCGCCATCACCCTTGAGAAAGTGGTGGACCTGGAATCTGCCGTGATGCAGGTGAACGGTGCCGTCAATCCGGCTTCTGTGGCTTACCTCACCAACTACAAGGTGCTGGCTGCTCTGAAGAAACTGCGGGCTGGTGGTTCTACCACTGGTGATGGTCCCTTCCTGTTCAACACCGATGCCGCCCGCATCGGCCGCGGTCCTACCCCTGGCACCCTGAACGGATACCCTCTGGCCGCCACCAATCAGGTTCCCTCCAACCTGACCAAGGGCTCCAGCAGCGGTGTTTGTTCTGCTCTGCTCATGGGTGACTTCAGCCAGGCCATGGTTGGCTTCTGGGGCAACGGCCTTGAGATCACCGTGGGTGAAGATCAGGACGACTTCAGCAAGGCTCTGACCAGCGTTCGCGGCATCGTCTCCTATGACGTAGCCGTTCGCGATCCCAAGAGCTTTGCTGCAATTCTGGACGTCACCACCTGATAGACGCGGGGGCGGGCAACCGCCCCTTTTTACTTATGAAGGTTTTGATCACAACTGATTGCGCGGCCCAAGGTCAATACCTTGAAGCTGGCAAATCCTATGAGCTGGACAGCAATGTAGCGGCTGAGCTGCTGCGGTTTGACCGTGCTGTTGAAGCACCTGCTGAAGAGCCAAAGCCAAAGGTCACACGTAAGCCCAAAGCTGATGGCACTGTCTGAAGACCTCAATCAGTTCCTGAACGACTTCGGCCTCAGCTGCACCGCTGGGGCTGTTTCTGCATTGGGCATCTTGGATATGCCTGGCCGCGTGTTGGCTGCTGATGGGATGGTGATTAGCACTGATTACGTGTTGACCGCTAAGGCAAGTGACTTTGGCAACCTGCGCTATGGCGACAGCATCTCAGTGGGCGGCACTGCTTACACCGTGCGAGAGGCGCTGTTGATTGATGACGGTGCGTTTGTTGAACTCAGCCTGCAAAAGACATGACCAGCAAGCGCGAAAACATCTTGGCAGCCGTTCGCACTGCGCTCACTGGCACTAGCGGTGTAGGTACACGCATCTACCGCAGTCGCCAAGAGGCATTTGCTAGAGACGAAAGCCCCGCCATCGTTGTGGAGCCGGTCAATGATCAGGCACTTATCGAAACCAGCCTGCCCACGCTCACGTGGAACCTGACCGTCAGAATTGCAGTGATTGTCAGGGGTTCGGTGCCTGATCAACTAGCAGATCCCATCATCGTTTCAGCCCATTCAAAGCTGATGGCTGATTTGACTTTGGGTGGGTACGCAATGGACATTGCGCCACAAGCGGTTAATTTTGATATGGCCGATGCTGATCAATCAGCTGGTGTCATCATGTGTGATTACCTGATCCGGTATCGCACAACCCTTAGCAGCTTGGAAAGCTAACGATGGCTACGATTAAGGACGATTACTGGGGCCAAGGTGGTTCTTACGAACTCGACCCCAAAACCGGCAAGCGGAAGCTCATTGAGCGGACAGAGCCGGCCCAACCCTCCGACCCCCAACCTGAGGACTTGAGCAATGGCTCTGATTGCGCGGAAGGCGTACATCCTGGCTAAGAGCGAAGCCACCTACGGCACTAACTCCAGCCCCGCCAACACTGACGCCGTGTTGGTCCGCAACCTCGAACTCACCCCGTTGGCGGGTGATGTGGTCAGCCGTGATCTGATCCGTCCTTATTTGGGCAACAGTGAGCAGCTCATTGCACGCACCTATGTCGAATTGAAGTTTGAGGTGGAATTGGCGGGTTCTGGAACTGCTGGTACGGCCCCGCGCTACGGGAACCTCTTGCAAGCTTGCGGAACTTCCGCCACCACCGTGGCCTCGACCAGCGTTACCTATGCGCCGGTGAGCAGCAGCTTCTCCAGCTCCAGCATTGTCTACAACTGCGACGGTCTGAACCATCTGCTGACTGGCTGTCGCGGTTCTTTTGCCATCAGTGCTGAGGTGGGCCAAGTGCCCTCAATTAACTTCTCCATGGTTGGCATCTATAACGCACCGACCGACGTTTCCCCGGTAGCTGCCACCTATAGCAACCAAGCAACTCCGTTGGTGTTCCGTCAGGGCAACACCTCTGCCTTCTCCATTTTCAGCTACTCCGGCCTGCTGCAGTCGTTTGAATTTGACATTGCCAACAGCAACGTCTACCGTCAGCTGGTGGGTAGCTCCACTGGTGAGGTTCTGATCACGGACCGTAAGCCCGCCGGTTCCTGCATGATCGAAGCCCCCACCATCGCTACCAAAGACTTCTTCAGCATCGCCTTGGGTAGCACCACTGGCAGCGTGACTTTCCTGCACGGCACCACGGCCGGCAACCGGGTGACCTTTACATCCGCTCAGTCCGACATCACCTCTCCGACGTACTCGGAGAATGACGGTGTGCAGATGATGAACCTCCCGTTCGTCGCTACCCCCACAACTGCTGGAAACGACGACTTTGCGCTTAGCTTTACTTAGACCTAGCTAGCCCTATGGCATTTGTTCTCAAGCAGTCCGACACCTACAGCTGGCCGGTTTCCTTTGACATTCCTGTTGATGGGGGCCGGCATGAAAAGCAAACCTTTGACGCTGAGCTCAAGCGCTTGCCGCAAAGCCGCATCATTGAAATCCAAGAGTCAGTGCAAAAACGCCTGAGCGCTCTTCAGCGTGATGACGACACTGACGGCATGATCACTGATCAAGAAATCGCTGATGAAATCTTGGTTGGTTGGTCTGGGGTGCTGGACGACAAAGCCGAGGAGGTGCCGTTCTCTGAAAAGGCGAAGGCCCAACTGATGAACGTGCCTACCGTCACGGCTGCCATCGTGTCGGCGTACTTCGCAAGCCTGTCAGGGGCGAAACGAAAAAACTGATAGAGGCCGCTGAGTATTGGGCTGGCGGCGACAAAGGTGATGAGGATCTAGAAAAGGCCGCTGAAGCCTTCAACATCATCACGGACGACGCTTCTGTTTCGTCTGATTTTGAGGTGTTTGAGGAGAACTGGGCGGTCGTTGAAATGTTCCTGCGACTGCAAACCCAATGGCGCACGTCGATGAGTGGTGTGCTGGGTTTGGATTATGTAGCAGTGGAATGGATGCTTAGACTTTATGGAGTAGAGGATCAGCGCTCCATGCTGGAGGACCTGCAGGTAATGGAGGGCGCTGCACTGACCCTGATCAACAAAAAGGAGGGCTGAGTCATGGCGATGAACGTCGATTCAGTCCTAAGGCTTAGCGCCAAGGTTGATGGCCTGAACGGCATCGTCGCGTTTAATCGTGGCCTGCAATCTGTAGAGACCACGGCCAAAGGTGTTACTGGCGCCATGCGTGGCATGACGGGCGCTGCTGCAGGGTTGTCGGG